AGGACCGCCCGCGTTGTCGCCGGAGAAGCAATAGACGCCGTCGACCATCGTCGTATTGACGACCGTGCCGCTGCATCCGGTGCCAGTCTGTGGCGGCGGATTGTTGTACGGCGGTACGGGCGCGAGAGGCGAGGTATTCGACCCGCCGCTGCCGGGAATCACGGCCGTCGCTTGCGCGCCGAGGTTATACGTCCCGACTTGCCCGACGCTGACGGAAACCGTCTGCTGCGTCGCGCCGAAGTCCGTTACCTGCATCGCTGCGGTATAGACGAAGGTCGGCGCGATCAGATTGACGATGCGCGCGACATTCTGAAAATGCGCGTCCCATATCTGCAGGACATATGCCTCGGACGGTTCGCTCAGTGTGACGTCGGTAAAGTCCGCCCACGCGCCGCCGACGCGCGTCCGCCGCGCCCAGTTGATCGTCATGTTGCCAGCGCTATCTACGCCGCCGCCGAGGTCGGCCGGCGAATACGGGCGCAGCTTCGCGCCGTAGTTGATGAAGGAAACCGGCGCAGCAGAATCGAGAGAAGTCCCGAACGTGACCGCCTTGTATTCGCGGATCTGTGCCAGTTCGTTGAACGGCGCGTCGACATCGAGTTCCGGCAAGCTTACGAACTGCTCGCCGAGAACGTGACCGGCGATATTGAACTCCGTGCCGCGCCGGCCGCGCAGAAATCCGGTCAAGACGTAAGTAGACGGCGCGGTCAGGACCGCGTTCTTATACTGGATCATCTCGCTGCCGATCATGGCGACATTCGAGCCATTCAGGACGGCGAGCTCCGTGGCACTGGCAAGCTCGCCGCCGCCAAGGCCAACGACGACTGTCGCGGAATTGATCTCGTCAAACACGTTACCGCCGCCGAAGTCGCCGAGCGCGTCCGATACCGTGCCGATAATTGCCGCCGTGCCGGTGCTGGCGATGGCGCTGTACGACGCGCCGCCGTCAACGGACTTGTAAAGGCTAGCGCCGCTCCATAGCGCGGTCGACGCGCCGGCCATCGCGGCATAGAGTCCATTCGGGTGATCCGTATCGATGACGAGCGGGATGTCGAGCAGGACCAGCTGCGACGGCTGCTTCGGATTCGGTGACGAAGGCGTGAAGCCGCTGGTTCCGACGGCGGTCGGCCCTTGCGTCCAGATGCCAGATAGCGCGGCGACGCAATCGAATTGCTCGATGTTCGCCGCGACATCGTTCTTGTTGGCGATCCGCCAATCGACGCCGCGAATCGTTACTACGTCCGTCGGCTCGAGATAGCAGTACTGGCGCGAGGTAAGAGCCGTCGCCGAGGTCCGTTCCCACCATGCCATGAACAGCAGCGTATTCGCCACTTGCTTCGCCTTCGCGTCCGGCATATTGATGGCGAGTTCGATGGTCGATTGCAGTTGACTCTGCGTGACCTGTCTCTGTGATAACTGCGTTCCGGTCTGGTAATCGTTCGCCTCGTTGACGTACTTCACGCTCATGACGGCCGGAAGATCAACCTCCTGCGCCCGCACTTCGGTCAGCAGCGGCGGCGGCTGCGATCCCGGAGCTTGCGCGGCGAGGTCGTTGTCTGGAATCGTCAGGACCGGCGTACCGCCGCGCTTGACGAAGGTTTCGACGCCGGCCCGCTCGACGCCGTCGAAGTAGTACGCGCTCTGTAGCGGCGTGATCGCATCGCGCGATGACATCTGCTGCGCGATCAGATAGCCGTGAACAATATCGGTCAGGGCGGTCACGCCGATCTGCGCGGAGACCAAGCCGGCGCGTAGTGACAGGTCGGAGACGATTTCGGATAGAGGGATGCCGCCGAGGTCTGGAGAGAACCTCGACAGTTCGACGATTGACGTACCTCTTGCCAGTCCGCAGCGCCCGGTTGTAATAACCTTGATGCCGGCCGTACTGCCGCCCGTCGCCATCGGCACCGATAGACTCCCGAATCCCCAGTCAGCGAAATTACCTGCCCCGTCGATAGTATAGATATTGACCGTAGAACTCGCCGAATTGTAGGCCCAGCAGAACTGCCCGTTGTTTTCAAAATGCGTGACGATGTCAACGCTTCCAGGCTTCGCGCTCTGCCCCCAGCCGATGGTATCTATCGGCGGCGATACTGTACCGTCGGCGACGACCAGACCATCCTCTATCCGATACCAATGATCGGTAGTCGTCCCGCCGCTTGATGCGGACGTGAACGCCCAAAGTTTAGTTCCGTCCTCCGACATTGACGTGCTGCGGAGATACAGATTGATCGGAATTCCGGCGGCGTAGAGAAACTTAGCTAAGTCGTGGACGACGAATATCCCGCCGGTGAAGATCGTAAAGCACGCCTCCGTGGCAATAGACGGCACCGCGTCGCTCGCGGTTATCTGCGTCGCTGCGTCTGGATGCCAGAGACACGTAGTCGACATATCCGCATAGACATAAACGCCGACCGGGCCGTAGTGCGGCGATGGTCCGTCCCACCATTGCGGGAACTTATCTTTTATGGCGCTCGGAGCGATGTCGGCAAACGTTGCAGGGTCGAAGTCCTCCGATATATTCGGAACGACTGGAGGTCCGCTAGACTGGACCGATACTGCGGAAATTTTGATCGGGTCCGTACCGTTGGTCGGCCACTCGGCGATTGTCGGGAAATTGCCCAGCGTGTACCCGATAGCGTCGTTCCGTTGGACGATATGGAGATCGCCGGGCGGCGCATTCTGCACGACCTCAAACGACCAGTTGCCGATCGTGTTCCCGCCGCTGGTCAGATCGTATTCGTTGAAGACGACGTAAGCCGTGCCGCGATAGCCGGGCACGTTGCCGACGCCTAAGAACGACTCCATCGTCGGATCGGCTATTTGCGTCTCGGTTCCGAGATAGACCGTGCACGGGATCGCATCGCCGACGCTGCCGTCCGCGTTCCAGATCAGCGTTCCATTCCACCAGATGCGATTGATCGCCTGTATCTCATTCGCGCATAACTGCATCGCAAACGAGGCGGTATAGGAAAACGTCGTAACGCTCGGGCCGCCCTTGCCGCCGTGCTCGTGCTCGTGCAGGTCGGTCTGCCAGATGATATTCGGCGTGACCCGCATCGCGCCGTAGATCAGCGGAATCGGGACGCCGTACGACGAGTTCGTCAGCTTGAGGTCGGTAAGGCGAGGCCCTTGCGTCTGCGGCGGGAACAGCAGGCTGCCGACCATCGATCCGATGGCGAAACCGATCGGCCCGAAAAAGAATCCGCCGACCGCGCCGAGGACTAGAGATGCCATGCTACGGCGGGGTCAGCCCGTCGTACGTTTTGACGCTGGCGCGCGCGAGCCCCTGAATCGTTTTAATCGCTGTCGCTAGGAGGCCGTTAACCGCTTTCAGAGTCGCAGCAACGCCGGCAGACGGTCCCCAGTAGTGGCTGCCGAAATATCGAGCGCCGAAAAAGCGATGCCCGAACATTAGCTAAGGTCCAGGGTGACGGCGCTGCGGTTTCCGCTGGAATCGACCGTCGCGGTGATGCGATCCTTCGTATCGGTCGTATTGCGATAGACCGCCGTCGTCGTAGCCAATCCGGACGCCTTGCTTAACAGTGCGGATGCAAAGCCGCGCGTCGCCTGGAGGAGAGTCATGGTGCCCTCGATAACCGACGCCATGACGCCGGCCGCAACGCCCGCTATATCGGCACTGATCGATGCTCCTACTGGCGCGCCAAGGCGCGCGTAGCAGTCGCCGGTCTGCGCGATGCCGGGAAGATCGAGCACGACTTGACGCACCAGATCAGTTGGGCCGGCCGCCGCGGCCGTGATATGCAGCGCGAAGTCACCGAGGGTGTCGGTATGCCCCGTCGTTAGCGCGAGCGAGTACCAGCCCGGCATATTGACCGAGTCAATCTCCGTAGCCGAAGGGCTTATCGAAGCGGCAGCCGCACCGTCTTTCGATAGGTAGATCGTCAGCCCCGCGCTCAGTCCGGTCTTACCGTTAACGTAAGCTAAATCCGTTATGAAAACGGCGAGGTTGCGGGCGGTCGATTGTTTAAGAAACATCAGATGCTCCCGCCAACGTTAACGGCGCGCGGCCGTGGATAAGCGGTCGGCAGCACGAGCGTCGTCGACCAGTTCGTAGTATTGGACAAAGAAGCCGCTAACGAGTAAACCGGCTGGCCTTGGGACGAATCGATGTCCGTAGCGTCCACTAGGTAGATAGACTGACCGAACCCGACGTTATTGAACGTGATAACCGCTTTTGTTCCGCCCGACGACGATTGGAATTTAGGCTTGCCGCCGACGATACCGGCTAGAGTTACCGAGCCCGTTATTACGATGGTCGTCGCTATGTTGATCGTCCACAGACGCGTCGCGGTGATAGTCGTGGTGACGACGGTTTTCATCGTCAGCGTAAACGCGCCGGTGATGGTCAGTGCAGTGTTCGGGAAGGTGAACGTTCCGTCTACAAACAAGTTCGCGCCTAGCGTTATAGTGATCGCAGACGCAATCGACATATTATTCAGGTGAGCACTTGCCCCTAGCGTTAGCGTGCAACTGCCATTCATACTTAGAGTCGACGAGCCCGCGGAGAACGTTCCCGAGACGTAAGTAAGCGTCCCGGTTCCCCATAGGATCGTCCCGGACGCGGTAACGGTCCCGGCGAGGGATACGTTCATATTGCAGACGCCCGCGCCGGCCCACGTTCCGCCTTCAATGCTGATCACTGTCGTGCCCGCTGCCGTGCCAGCGGTGACGTTGAAGCCGCCTTGGCAATGAAGCGTATTGCCGCTGATTGTCGTGCCGCCGTTCTGGACATTGCCGGTAGTGGTCCAACTGTCGGCCAGCGTGTGCGTCACAGCTCCGCTGAAAACCAAAATCCATCCGACTGTTTTTCCGGCACTCGTTAGCGTTCCGGTGCTGCTATGCGTAAGCGTACCAGTGCCGCCAACGCTCATTCCGGCGACCAGTTTGAATGTGCCCGTGACCGTCAGCACCTGGCTCGAATTGATGGTGAACGTGCCGACGTAGTTCGTGAAGTCGATCGACGCGCACGCCGCAGTCGCCGTGACGGTCAGATTCCCCGACGTGGCGGTCGCCGTGATCGTATCGCCAGCTATCGGCGTGCCGCTGTTCGCGACATAGGACGAAGCAACGTTGAAGTTGCCGCCGGCATTGCTGATGACGAATGCGGTCATGACGTTTTCACGAAGTAAGTCGGCGTCGAATCGCCGCCAGCAACGAGGACCACGCCTTTAAGGTTCGGCACGTACTGCATCTTGTTCCAGATGCCGGGATTGCCGGAATACGACATCGAGGCTGGCGTCGGCGCGATGCCGGTCAGAACGACGCGATCGACGAAGTAGCTAGTATTCGACAGCCACTTGATCGAGTACAGGAAACCGTCGTCTTGATAGTAGAGGAACAGATCGAGCGCCGGATCGTAGACCATGCCAGCCGCCCAGTAGAGATTCGTCTGATTGATGCTTCCGGCGAAGGGTCCGCTGAACATCGCCTGCACCGGAGCGGCCATCTTGCCGGTTGAGTCGAGCGCAAGACTTTGCGTCAGAGGCACGTTCTGGACCGCGTTCTTCTGCCCGATCATGAGCAGGATATTTCGCGTCGGATCGACGACCGCGCCGCGCCGCTCATAGTCGGTAAACGTGTCGGTATAGCGCAACGTCCACGTCTTCGCAAACGGATCGAACTCGTAGAACCTACTCCCGTTGATCGCGACGCCGATATGCTCATTCGGCAGTTTGACGATGAAGTGCGAGTCGCCGCTGATCTGCACTGGATACGGAGGGAACGTTCCCGGCGCGTCCCATAGCTTCGTCGGCCAGTCGAGCCGGTCAACGGTCTTGCCGCCGTCCGGCGAGGAGTCGCGTTCCCAGGTGTTCGTCACGCCGACGGTAAAGAACGAGTCGAGCGCATCGACGAACTGCGTCACCCAATAGGCGTGCCGCGCATTCGGCGTGACGCCATCGCGCATGTAGGAGTTGGACGGATCTGCCGCGTGCGTGCCTGAGACCTGGTTCCCGTATTGATTGAACCAGACCTGCGCGGCCGGCGACGGATTGCGGCGAACGCCCCAGCGCGGCGCGTCGTCGGACAAGCGCAGGCCGCGGACCTCATTCCCGGCCCAAGCGCGCGCGCCGCCGCCGCCGAACAGCAGGAGGTCGCTGTCTGCTTTCCGCAGCGCGCCGCCCATGTAGAGCAGCGCCGTCTTCGACGCGGGCGAGCCGAAGCCGAGGTCGCCGCCCGCGTTCGTCGTCAGTCCAGCAGCGACCAGCGGCGCGAAGTCCATCTGATTCATGGCCGACTGCGCGCCTACGGGAATCCATGCGTTCAGCGGCTTGCCGGCGAGCCACGCCGGGCCGCTTGGCGGCGGCGCTGTCGCGCCAGTGGGCGCGGTTGATCCGGTCGGCCCCGTTGGCGCAGTCGATCCGGTACTGCCGGTCGGCCCCGTCGCGCCGGTATCGAGCACCTCGACGGTAAGACCTGGCGCGTAGAATGTCGCCGTTTTCATGTCAGTTGATCCTGTAAATCTTGAAGTTTTTCATCCTGAATGCAGCAAGCCGGAGCGTCGGGAAATTATGGCCGCCGTGATAAGCGCAGAGCCAGAAATTGCGGATTCCCATCGCCGTCGCTATGCCGTACTGCGTCGTCGCCGCGTACGGGCCGGCATCGCGCAGCCGCAGATTCGGATAGAACAGCGCGAGTTTGCCGTCGACGCGCGCTTCGAGCTCGCCGTCGTTGTTGCCTTTGCCCGTAGCCGGCACGCTATTGACGCGCAGCCGGTGCTCGATGTGGTAATAGCGTCCCTCGTCGAGCACGCCGGTCCCATAGTTATCCCACGGCAGCTGCTGGCCGTTGAAGTCGACAAAGTCAGGGTTATAGCAATAGGTCGACAGCGGCCATTTGCCGGCGAGCGGGTGCGGCGGGTAACGCGGACAGAGCCAGTCGCCGCGGTCGCTCCAGCCGTCGTTCCCGTGAACCATGCCGCCGCCGTTGCCCGCGATCAGCGTTCCGATCGTGCCGTGCGGGAACGGCAGTTGATAATGCGATACGACGTAATCGTCGTCCGGACGCGTTACCGTCGCGAAGCCGGGCAGCTTGCCGTTCTCGATGACGGCCTTGTTCGCGCCCGGCATGATCATGAGGTCGTACGAGTACCAGGCCTCGTTAACTTCCGGATAGATTCCGACTTTCAGGTCGAGCAGATTCGATTGCCGCGGGTCTGTCCACAGTTCGAGCGCGCGATCTCCGGCGTCATCGGTGACGAATTTCCGCTGGCCGTACAGGTCGTACGCCGGCTGAATGATCCGGTCCGTTATGTATGCCGGTCCGTCCTCCCAGCATTGCGTCTGCATCAGCAGCGTTCCGCCCCACGGCGCGAGCGTCGCGGGCTGCGGCAGATAGCCAGCAGTGAAGCGCACGACGTTGATCGTGCCGCCGGTATAGACCTTAGGCGTCGTGGTCAACGTCAGCGGCGCGGATTGGACGTCGCGCTTCGGCGCGGCGAAGCGATACCACGGGCCGGCCGAGCTCGTGATCGGCAGCGTCGCCTGCTTGTTGAGCAGGTACGCCGTCGTCGGGTTGACTTCGACTTCGGCGTCGAGCGATAGCGTGTCGGTGCTGCCGTCGTCATAGACGACCGCAAGTGTCGCCGGAGTCGCCGACGCGATGCCGCCGACGATAAGCGACGTCGCGCCCGCGCCCTTGAGTCCGATCTGGACGGGCACGCCCTTTTTGCAGATCGCTGCCAGATCGATCGTAACTTTCCCGACGTAGCCGGTACCGACCTTTACGGACGCGACGACGGTATTGTCTTGCCCCTGCCACGGCAGCAGCGGCGCGACCGATACCGCAGCGCCGCTCACGTCGCCGCCGTAGACGAAGCCGGATGTCATTCCGCCGGCCGCGTCGGTAATCGCCGGGTCAGTTAAGCCGGACGGCGGCGGCCCGGCATCGATCACATTGACCGTCGCGCCCGGCGCGTAGACGGTAAGCGTTTTCATGCCGGCGGCAGGGCGTCCAATACGGCTTGCCCTTCGACGATTGCGGCGTCGCGCGCGACGATCGCCTGAGCCGCGGTGCGCGCAGCGGCGATGGCGGCGTTCAGTTGCGTGATGGTCGAGTTCGCCGTCGCGAGTTGCGTCGTCAGCGCTTGGACCGTAGCCGTCTGATCGACCGGCGGAACGCCATCGATGACGACGACATTGACGGCGGTCGGATCGCGGAAAATTGTTACGTCTGCCATGATGCTCTCCTAGGTATGGGTGAGGTAATCCGCTTGCGGGTTGACGTACAGCACATGCGTCGCCAACGCTGATCCGATCACCTGTATCACTTGGTCGGTCGCGCTCGGCTGCGTTTGTGTCAGAAGACCAGCGGTGGTCGCGAGATAGACCGCGCCGCCAACGGTTGCGAAACTGAATAGCGAATCGTCGCGATAGATGCCGTACAGCAGCACGACGTGCGACCCGCTGGAGAACGTCTCCATTGCAAGGCCGACTACGGGTACCGTAGCGACGGTCGTCGCGTTCGCCTTGTCGACCGCGCCGCTCGAGTTGACGTAGACCGCCGCGCCAGGCGTGAGCGACGCGGCGTAAGTCAGCGGGACCGTGATGCCGTTGTACGTCTGATTGGCGAGGCCGGGATCGAGCACGAGCGTCGTGCCGGTCGCGCCGGTATTGCCGGTTCCTCCCGTCGCTCCCGTTCCGCCGGTATTTCCGACGGCCCCGGTCGGCCCCGTGCTGCCAGTGTTCGCGGTCTGTCCGGTCGCGCCAGTCCCCCCTGTGCCTCCGGTATTGCCGGCGGCACCGGTCGGACCGGTACTGCCCGTATTGGCCGTCTGCCCCGTCATGCCGGTGTTGCCCTGCGCGCCTGTCGGCCCCGTTGATCCGGTCTGGCCGCTTGGACCTGTCGGACCAGTCGTTCCGGTCTGCCCTGTCGGCCCCGTAGAACCGGTCGAGCCAGTCGATCCGGTGTTGGCGGTCTGTCCGGTCATTCCCGTGCCGCCTGTCGCGCCAGCGGCCCCCGTAGGGCCAGTGCTGCCGGTATTGGCGGTCTGGCCCGTAGCGCCTGTCCCTCCAGTGCCGCCGGTCTGCCCAGCGCCAGTATTTCCGGTAAGGCCAGTTCCCCCGGTTGCTCCCGTTCCTCCCGTCCCGCCCGTTTGCCCAACTGCTCCGGTAGGGCCGGTTGACCCGGTATTGGCCGTCTGCCCGGTCGCTCCGGTCATGCCAGTAAAGCCGGTTGCTCCGGTCATCCCGGTCGCGCCCGCAACCCCAGTCGAGCCGGTAGCGCCCGTCGGCCCCGCAACGGTCGAAGCGGCCCCGGTAGGGCCGGTACTGCCGGTAGCGCCGGTCGAGCCATCGGTCGCGCCGCTCGGGCCGGTCGGCCCCGTTACGCCGCGGCTCCCGAACGGCAGGAAGCCAGCGCCGTAAATCTGCGGGATGAGGAAGTCCGGAACGAAGCACGCGCCGTCGATGATCTGGAACGTGCCGAAGCTGGTAACGACCTCGGTTCCGGCGTTCGGCGGCGCGATCAGCTTGACGAGGGCCATCTTACGCGACTCCCCGGAAGCTATACGTCCGCACGACGCGCGAGAGCCAGAGCGCGTCGATACCGTTCTCGACGACCTTGCGCGCCTGCGCGTAAGCGTGAATCATCCGGCGCGGGCGCAGGCTCGAGATGAGCGCGAAGTGCTGCGGCTCGCGCTCGAAGCGCATGACAAGGATGTCGCCGAGCGCGCCGCGCCCGCGATCAAGGTATTCGTCGCAGGCTTCGAGCAGGAGCGTCGGGTCTGGAATCCGCCCGTAGCCGAGATACCGGAGCGCTTCGCCAGTCGTGAAAGGATCGGCGATACCGAGCTCGCGCGCGACGCCGCGGATCAGCCCGATGCAGTCGGTGCCGACGCCCTTCAGGCTCGCCTGGTGCGACCAGCGCGTGCCGAGCCATTCGCGGGCCTCGTTGACGATCTGTGCGCGATAGATCATCCGCCCTGCTTCCCGATCTGAACGAGCTTGTCGACGCCTGGAACGTAAGGCTCCGCGCGCATGTTGACGAGGTTCGAGAACCGGTCGCGGCAGGTTTCGAGCGAGTAGTCGCAGCCGGCGTGCATCGAGTAGGTATCGCCGATCGCCGGCAGATATGGCATCGGCAGTTCAAGTGTCCACTGGCCGGGAACGTAGCTCTGGACCTCCATCGATAGGCCGGTATTCAGGCCGCTGGTAAAAGTGATGACGCCGTTGTCGAAATAGCCGGAGCCGCTGCCGAGGCCGATGACGGTCCCGCCGCTGACCCATGACGGGAACGTGCTCGTATCGACAGGCAGGTCGAAACTCAGGCCGTCCGAGGCGACGTTTTCCGCGACGGTGACAGTATTGACCTCGACCATGCCGACGACGCCCGCGATCGTGATCGGCGAACCGGACGGCAGCCCGAGCGGTGCGGCCAGCGTGACATGCCCAGGATTCGCCGTCGTGATGCCGGTGATCGAGACACCCGCGCTCGGCCCCGGCTCCGTCCGGCTCGTATCGTAGAGCGTGCGCGGATACGCGCCAGCCTCGACGCCGGTCAGCGTGCCGGTGACGGTGAACGGCGTCAGGTCGACGGTGCAGCGCGAATCGCCGAGTTTGGCGCGGCAGCTGGGCGTGGTCAGTTCGATGATGACGCGCGAGTACGCCTGCGTTACGCCGCGCAGTTTCGCCTTGAACGCGCCGCGCTCGATGGTGACTTCGCCGAGCGTGCCGCAGCGCTGGACGAGCGCGCCCTGCGTCAGGTCGGCCCAGTTGACGGTGAAAATAGAGATGTGCGCGAAGTCCCATAGGCCCGCGCGCAGATCGGCTTCGCTGATCGACGGAGAGACGAGAATCCCGTCGACTTCGAGGTTATCGACGTTGAGCGCGCCCGAACTCGCGATGTCGGTCTTGGTGTAGCCTGCGACGGCGCTGTAGGCGACGCTGCCCGTTCCTTGGATTCCCGGCAGATTCGATGGAATCCCGAAGCCAGACATCCACGATTCGAGGTCGAAGGTAATGATCTGATCGTGGTCGGTGAAGCCGAGGACAGTGCCGCTGACAAGCTGGACGAGCCAACACGTCGACGTCGTCTGGTACGGCTGCTGAAAGTGCGCCTTGAGCGCGGCCGAAATGGGGATCATCAGAAGTTCCTCACCTCGACGAGCTTCAGCGATTCCCAATTGATCTGCGCGCCGCTGGTATCCGGCCCGACCTGCGGAACGTCGCTGGCGAAGCGGACCGGAATATCGAACTCGCCGGTCCATGCCGTTGGCGTTCCGCTGGCGACGGTCACGATTCCGGTCGCATAGTCGACGACGGGCGACGCGCCGCCGGTAACGATGACGGTCGCGCTGACCGGCTTCTGGATGATCTGATTGTACGAAAGCGGCGAGACGGCGTAGTGCTTGTACATCTGAAAATGCGTCGCATCGATCATCGTAAAGATGCCAGCGCCATCATCCTTGTAATCGCGGAAATCCTTGAACCGGAACGGGTAGACCTGCCCGAGCGCTACGGAGAACAGATTGCGGACCTGCGTGTACGCGTAGGCTGTCAGCGCTGGATTCTGCGAGAACGCAGCAGCGTCGGCGTTATCCCAGACGTACTCGCCGAGGCCGATCGCCCACGCCGCGTTCCGGTACTCGTTCCCGCCGTACGTCCGCGTGACCGTCGTATTGAACGTGCGACCGCCGCGCGCCCAGAATGCCGCCCAGTCGGGGAACCGCGGCGATTCGATAAAGGTAGTCACATGACGCTCCGCGTCGACTTGCTCGCGCCGCGCGCCGCCGCGGCCTGAATCTGATCGAGCGTGCGGCTATCTGGATTGCCGCTGATATAGAAGTGCATGTGCATCGGCCCGGTCGCAACCGCGCCGCCTTTGTTCATTGCTGCCGGAATGATCGCCTCGCCCTTGTGCACCATCGCGAGCGTGTCCTGCGGGACATACGGCGTGCCTACGTCAAACGACGCGAGATTGCCGAAGCCGACGCCAGCGCCGCCGAATAGATCGCCGCCGCCGAAGCTACCGAAGGCGCTCCCGAGTGCGCTACCGCCGCCAACGGTAGCTAGTGCGGCAGACGCGGTTCCAGCTGCGGTAGTCAGCGCCGTAAAGGCCGTTGTCAGCAGCGTCGACTGCTCTGTCGTCGCGAGCGTATCGGCTTCGACTGCCGCAGTATGTGCTGCTTGCGAGGCGTCGCCGCCTGCGCCCGCGCCGCCGCCGAAAATCTTACCGAATAGTCCGCTAAGGAGATTGTTGCCGCCGGTTCCCGGCCCGAACAGCGACTTCGCGATCTCCTGCGACGCCAATTTATTCAGGTCCGACGTGATCGACTTGACCAAGTCCTGAAACGATTGCTTGAGCGTCTTGTTGCGCGAGATCAGATCATCGATGAACGTTCCGAAGGCGTTCTCGACGTCCTGCGCCGCCTGGATCGCTACGGCCTTGCGATCGAGTTCCGCTTGATTCGCCAGCGTCGTCGCCTTCGTCTGGTAGTCCTGTTCGACCTTGAGCAGTTGCGCCTTGAGCGCGGCTAGCTTGGTCGGGTCCGACGTCGGGTCCGCTGCCATCGCCGCAATATCGGCGTTGATCTTCGCGACTAACGCAGCGTGTTCCTTGTCAAGGAATGATTGCTCTATGGCGAACCGTTGCTGCGTGCTGATCTCGCGGAGGGCCAGTTGCTGATCGGCAGCCAACTTAGCCATGTCGAACTCGTGCTTTGTCGCCGCTTCCTCGGCCTTCGCCTCGATGTCCGCGATCTTCTGGCGCTGGTCGGCTAACTGCTGGCGCAGATCGACAAGGCGCTTATATGCCGCCTGTGTTTCCGGCGCGAGCGCGCCATTCTTCTGCGCGATGGCGTCATATTCCTGCTGCTCGATGGCGATCTTCGCCTCGATGTTGTGCCCGAGTGCCGCCTTCTGGACTTCTAGGCTGCCGATGTATCCGGCGAACGCGCGCTGCTGAACCTGTCGCTCCGCGTCGTAAAACTTGTTCTGCGCTTCGAGATGTTCCTTCGTTCCGGCCGCCGTCATCGCGACGACTTGAGCCCAATAATCGCGCGTCATCTCGACCGACCAGACCTCGAAGCTGCCCTGGTCGAGTTTCATATGGTTGTACGCGTTCTCGGACGCCTTGAGCACATTCTCCCAGCCGGCCATCTTGTCGCCTTCCGGCTTCGGAACGGGAACGAATGAACCGCTGCCGGACTTGAGCGGGCCGGGGCCAGGCGGCGGTTTGCTGCCGTCGCCGGCAATCAGCGCGAGCCGCTTCTGGAAATCGACGTTCATGCCGAGCAGGCGAGCGTTGCCCTCCATCATGATCCGCTCGCGCTTTTTCATCCCCGCATCCCAGATCGCAACGGATGCGTCCCAGCCTTCGGTGACGAGCGCCTTTGCCGCGGCCCAGTACGTCTGCTCGGATACCAGGCTGGCTTCGTTGCCTATCTTGAATTTTTCGACCCATAGCGACCAACTGGAAGCCAGGTAATCCGTCGTTATCAGCAGTCCGGTCATCGACTTGATGAACACGTTAGCGGCAGCCGGCCCAGTCTCGTTAAAGTACTTCGCCATGTTTTCCAACTGCGGCAGCACGCGCTCGGCGATGTTGTCGCCGACGAGGCCGAGCATCTCCTTGAACGCGCCGACCTCGATCTGGTAGCGGCGAATCTGCGCCTGTTTGTCCGGTCCCATCTCGACGTTCATGTCCGCCATCAATTGCCGCGCGCGCTCCTGCGCCGCGGGCAATATGACGATCATCTTGTAGACTTCCTGCACGCTGCGCCCGAAGAATTGCAGCGCGAACTCGGCCTGGTCGGTGCCGGACTTCAACTGCTGCATACGATCAAACGCGTTCTGCATGATCGTATTGAGCGGGAGCAGGGCACCAGTCGCGTCGCGCGTCGTCACGGCGTTGCGCGTGAACTCCTCCTCGTTCGCTTTCAGCTGCCGCGCCATCTTCAGCGCCAGGCCGGTATAGGCTTCCGCGCTCGAGCCGGCGATCTTGAGCGCAATGGCGAACTGCGTCGCCTTATCGCTTGCCATCCCCATGACGTTTTCCAGCGTCGTCACTTCGCTGTTGAACGATTGCAGGTGCGATACCATCGCGCCGAATAGCGCGCCGCCGGCCAGCGCCGCGCCGACAGCCGCCAGCTTGGTCGAGAATTGCTCGACGAGGCTGTTGATCGAGCCGAAGCGCAGCCGGACGTTCTCATGCAGGCCGTCGAACGCCTGCTGCATCAAGTTCGTGTGCTGCTTTATATCGTCGCTGGTCTTTTTCGACTTGGCGCTGAGGCCAGCGAGCGCGTCCGCAATCTTCGCCAGCGACGCCTCGACAGACGACGCGCCGTCCGCGGTCTGACTCTTTAGGTCGCCTACATCTGCGCCTAGTTTTACTTCTGCGTCGTCGGCCATTTAGGGTCGCTCTTGCGGCACCGTGACCCAGCGAAGTTTCGCCGGATCAGTCGTCGTCGCTTGCGCCAGGCGGATAGCGGCGTCGGCCATAGCCTTGGCGATGCCGTCGCGCGTTTGAGGAATGGCTGGCGTATCGTCGGCCTTGATGCCGAGCAGCGCCGCGCCGGCTACGATCAGCGGCGGATATTTGTTCCAGACGGAATACATCGCGAACAGCCGGGGCAGCGTCAGGCATTGCCCGATGTACTCCCACGTCCAACCTGTAGCCGCCGCGACGAAGGCGTACACCGCGGCCCAGTCTACGGGGCCGCCGGCACCGACTCCCCCGGTGCCTTGAGTTTCAGCGCGTTCGTTTCGATGATCGCCTGCATCAGCGCGCCGGCATTGGCGAAGTCTATTATCTGGCGCAACGCTTCGAGCGTCATGTCCGGATAATTGCGCTGGATGCAGACTAGGAAGATCGGCAGCGCCGCTTCGAGGCCGCCGCGGTCCTTGATCGCGCCGAACTCGGTTATTTCCTTTTCGTGCTGGACGAACAGATCGAGATTCAGCGGCGCGACGATGAAGTCATGCCCGCCGAGATTGACCGCCGTCCCGGGAATCTTCCCCGGGATCGGCGCATATTTTACCGCTCCGTTGGCCGAGTCCACGGCGGCTATTCGGAGAACGCGAACTTCTGCACATTCCCTGTCGTCGGATCGGCGAAGCAGCCGATCTCAAGGTCGGGAATGACGAAGTCGTCGTTTTTGAAGTCCATCGTCAGCTTCGTGGCGGTGCAGGCGTAGAAGTAACGCCACATCGTTTGATTGTTGCGCTTCGGTGTCATCAACTGCGCGGAGAACACCGGCACCTGACCCATCGGGATATTCTTGATGGTCATGATCGATCCAGTCCCCGCCGCGTTCGTGTACTGGTAGTTGATGAATACCGTCTTGCCAACGTCGAGGTTCGAGAACTGATACGTCGCGCCCGAACTGTTCACGCCAGTAACGAGTGCGTACTGCCCGCCGGTCGGCGAGCTCGCGACGCGCGTGTACGGCGTGCCGTCCGGAAACTGGACGCCTAAGTCCGCCGCGAATATCGCGCTCGCGCCGCCCGTCGCAACCGCATTGACGTTGACCGCCGTTGAGCCTGCGCCGGTAGGAATCGTCGAGCCGACCGTATCGATGATCGCGTTCGCCGAGCCGGCGACAAGCCCCTGGCCGTAATAGACCGAATTGAACAATTCGGCGTTGATCATCGCGGCCTTCGCCTTAAGCGTCAGCTTCTGCTTGCCGCGGCCGATGTCGACCGGATAGCCCTTATCTCCGTACAGTTCCTTCATGTCGGCAGAATCGTCGACGGTTACATCTTGCAGGATGCCGATCACAACGGGCGACGGTATCGCGATTGCTGCGCCGCTTGCGTCAAATAGCGGCGTTGCGATCAGCGAGCCGGTGCCAAAGAAGTCAGCCATGATTGATGCTCCTTACCGGCTTGGCCGGCGGTTCGTTAGTTCCGATGACGTAAACGTAGCCGCCGCCGGCCACGCGCTCTTTGTTGATCGTGATTCCGCATTCTTCCGGCCGCATCGCCATGCGCCGCAGCGCCTCGTAGATGGTCGCGCCTGCCGCGCCGGGGATCGGTATTTTCGGCCCATGATTTTCGCCGTCGCCTCTCATGGGATCAGCATCGAGATAACCGAGACGAGGACGGACTTTTCCTGAAGCAAGCCCTCGTACGGCCGGATGTCCGGCTCGATATAGACGTGCTCGACCAAGCCGCCGAGCGTCTGCGTGTTTTGCGGGTTGCCAGGATTCGAGATCGCGTCGTCGATCGCGTCCGCGGCCGCGTTGATCGCCGTCGCCGGGAGTCGCCCGCCGGAGTTGTCGCTGGAAAAGTACGCGACGAACGCGACAAACAGCGTCCGAATCGCCGGGATGCCCTTGCCCTTGTAAACGCGCCGCTCGGGCAGCTGGAACGTAAAAAGCGCCGGGCACTGGACGCCAGCAACGTTCTCGACGTGCGGCAGCAGCCGGCCGAAGGTGACGAATTGAGCCTTCACGGCTGGAGCGTTCGTCACGAGATCGAACAGCGCTTGATAGATTGGCTCACGCGTTGCCACGTTGAGCCTTTGGCGGCAGCCATCCGCCCAGCGCGCGATATTCAGGCGAGCCAAATATCCGGCGGAGCGAATTGACCAAAATGCGCGGTCGCACGACGTATGGCACGAATCCGCGCCTGACCAATTTCCGATAGAGATTCGGATTCATGCGCGCAGCGCCTTTTCCATACCGCGCTTGAGCGCCGCGCCGAGCTCGGTCTGGATCTGCGCCCGCATCTCGAACAGGGCCGGGGCCAGGAACGGACGCGCCGCCACTTGCCGGACACCAGGCGGGTGCCGGCGGATGTAGGAGTCGAGCGCCTTGCCGGACACAGTCCGAGGGCCGCCGCGCGCCCCCGCGCCGACTTTGCGGCTAAAACCGTGTTCCCACATCGCGCCATACGATACGTTCGTTCCGACATAGGCGATCGCGGTCGTCTCTGTCGATTCAAAGCGCGAGCGGCTATCTGCATTGCCCTGCGTGATCGACGCGGCCAGCTTGCCATGCCGAAACCCCAGCCTTTGCGGCCGGGGGCCATGCAGGTAATCATTGACGACCTTTCGCTCGAGCGCGTAGCCGAGTTTACGCACCGTATCGTCGATCTCAGCCTTCACGACC